AAGATGTGGCCTACTCCGACGACCAGAGATCACAAAGGCGGTTATGTCGGAGGAAGGATTCGCAACGGCAAGGTGAGTTGGGACACATTGGATGTAGCGGTACAACACACAGACAACCAAGAGAAAGTCTCTGGCTCCCTGAACCCAACGTGGGTCGAGTGGCTCATGGGGTTCCCAATCGAGTGGACCGAATTAAAGGATTAGGAAACGCAGTAGTTCCTCAACTCATTCAAGCAATCGGTGAGCTGGTACTTGCCGCAGACAAGGAGATGACTCAGTGACCAAGAAGAAACACCCACGAGGTGGATTGCGAGATAACTCCAGCTCACTCTACGCCTTCAAAAAAGAACGAAGCTTTTCCTGTGAGTGGTGCAAGTCACCATTCAAAAGCATTCAGAGTAACGCAAAGTTTTGTTCAGCTGCGCATCGTTTGAAAGCGTGGAGAGCAAACAACGCTTTAAAAAAAAAGAAACGTATGACCCCATTAGATCGCAAAGGTAAACAGTTCAGGACATTTCATCTGACAAAATCTCTTCCACCATCTCAGGATCAGGCTCAATGAAATCCTCGGTGATTTGTTCAGGCGCAAGCTGACTCGCTAATTCAGGCGCAAGGTTGTTGGACTCAATCAGCTTCATCAACCTTGCTTCAACCTCATCTCTATCCATCTGATCAATGCGCCCATGCTTAATCTCTTTCTTCTCCACCATCAAGCCTGCAAGCTTGGCTCTTCCGAGCTCTGCCTGGACGGCAGCACTGTACTTCCCCTCCTCCACTGCACGATCTCGAATCTCTTGAAGATCTCGAGCAACCTTCTCAAAGGTAATCTCGTACTTCTTCTGCTCCCCTTCTTGCAGCTGCCGAATCTTTTCCTGCACATGCAGATACTTGGGATGACGCAACAGCTGTGTCGATACCTCAGCCGGGTGAGCATAGCCTGCTCGATGCGCACACTCCGTATTCGTTAGATCCTGGTAGACATACAGCTGAATAAACTTTTGCTGTCTCTTCGTTAAAGAAATCTTCCGCTCCTTCTTCAACGCATGCTCATGAGGGTCATTCAAAATATCTTCACCCACCTCAAGAGGATCAAGATATGTGTCATTAGATTGTCGTTGGGTTGCGGTTGTCATCATCGCAATTCTAGTCTGAAACTTTTTCCGGATTCAATACAATTTTCTCTTTGCGAAATCCAGAACTTTGCTTCGGCTTAATCTTCGACTTGATCTTCGGCTTGATCTGCAATGCATTCTTTTTATTCTTCGCTCTCTTGTTCTTATCCATGTCCCCATTCGCAGCATCTGGAGTATCGTGACCTGATATCCCGGTCGGAATCTTTTTGATTACACCACCCCCTTTTACAAATACTTTCATGCTCTCATTCAACTGTCTTCTGATCTCTATTTTTTCGTGATTCATTCTCTTATCCAAAATTTTTTTTTATTTTTCCTTCCTCCTCTAAGAGGGGAGAAGGGGGGTTCCCGTAGGGGAGAACTAGTAAGAGTTCTCTCCCCCTCTTTAGAGGTGACCCTATGACCCTATGACCCACCCTTTAAAATCAATGACTTACAGCGCGTAGGGTCAAGGGTCACGTAGGGTCACGCTGACCCTATGACCTACCGTGACCCACCTATATAAATCAATGACTTAGCTCATTATCCACAGGGGTAGGGTCAAATCGCAAAACCCCCCGTGACCCTACGTTTTTGCCCCCCAGGTCAGTCGAGCCCAACCTAGAATTTACTTTAAGTTTCATCGCTAAGTGCTCCGCTCATCCTTTCCACTTGCTCCGATATCTTGCGCATATCTTCCAGGGTATCTTCGAGTTCATCGAGCATCTCCAAGATCTTCTGCACCCGTTCTTCTGTCATTTCCATTTCAATTGTCACCTTTGCCATTCTGTGTTCCTTGATTCCTTTCCTTGATCACTGTTAGGATGCGCTCACCCTTATTGCTTTGGGTGTTAGCCTCACTGTCAATACGACCCCAGAGTTGCAACGCGACCGGCAAAATCGAGTAGACTCTTTTTGACAGTGAGGCTTTTTTACTCATCTTGCGGCTCATATCCGATACAAGCCCATGCTGGAACTGAATAACTCGCCCGAGGTCCGGGTTGAAATTTGTATCCACCACTCGTGCTCGTGGAATCATTAAGTTCTATCCCTGGATTACGAACCAGTAAACACGAGTCGGAATAGGAAACTTGAGGTGTTTGCGGTGTTTGCCTGATAAAGGGCTCTTCGCTTGAGCCATGATCAATGAGCGCCTGTTTCAACGGGCTTCTTTTCAACCCCGCTTTGTTGTATCTAGGCTTGTATCGGGAAATCAATAACGATTCCCAGTAGTTCATTCGTCTTTTCAAACAGGTCATGATCCGGTAATGGGTGAACGTTTTGTCTCTGTTGTGACTCCCGATTCTCGAGCAGGGATTTTTGCTTTGACCGATATAGACAAGCATTTCTTTATTGAATAGAAGGTAGATAGATCCGTGTTGTATATTTCTAGTCAACGCTTTCATACACCGCACATCCCTTCGCATTCATCCATGAAATCGAATGTAATCTGATCCTTTGCGGGGTCAGTCAGGTCAGCCTGATGCAACGGCACTAGACTACGGTGAATGTACAGCTGTTGTGTGGTCTTGCTGAATCCTTTTCGTATCCTGTCATCTACTTCAACGGCTTGCGCCCAAGACTCTGGGTCCGTTGACTGCATGTCACGCCACGCCTTGTTGCTGTGATAGGGACAGAAGGTACATGCGCTCTTCGAGGGGAGCTCGTTGTAGCCATTGTCTCTCATCCACTCCAGGCATTGCAGCCTGCTCATCCTCAGTTCAAGCAACGGCCATCGATTGTTAATCCACTTCTCGGATGCATCCTTCATGCGTTGTATCTCATCCTGAGAGATGCCTATCCATTGCTCCACATGATCAGCCGGTATGCGCTGACGGGGCTTGTACCCTGCGAGTTCTCGGATCTTCTTAATGATAGGAACTACTTTGTACTCAGTCGTACATTGTCTACGCAACAAACCTTCACCAAATCCATCGGGGCTACTCGTAAAGAACGGAGGCGTAGCGAATCGCTTTGTCCCATCCATGATGTCCTCATACAGATTGCCCTTGCTCACTCGTATCACAGGAAAAGGTAGTTGTCCTTCGAGCCAGTCGAGCCAGGCGTACACCCCTTGGGGTTCAGCCATAGTGTCTGCGAAGATTGCATAGTCAGGCATCGGAGTGATCTCTCCCTTCGCTGCCATCAACGCCATGACACTTGACTGCACACCTGCGCCCAGACTAATTACGGTTAGCTTTGATCTCATATAAGGCCTTACGAATCATTTGAAGTTCATAGTTTCGCTTTGACTCCACACAAGCAGTCATCGCTACGGCTAAATCGATACCCTCTGCCAACGCTAGTCCTTTAGCCTCGGCTACCAGCCCCCTTGGGCCATAAGTAACCCATTGGTCCTGATCCTCATCCGCATACTCTTGATAGTCGGCTTCTGTCAGCTCTTTTCTAAAAGTACTTTCGCTCATTATTCAACCTCCCAAGGTCGTTGCATTTCATTTGACTCAAGATAATGCCACACCGCTTTGCCGGGTTCCGCGTGTGTCTTGACCACATTACCCTGATACTTCTGCACATAACTCACCGCCTTCTGCGCGGCTTTGTTTCCGCTGCTCATCTTCGCGTTGTGCAGTGCTTCCTGTGCCAAGATCTCTAATTCTTTTCGCTTATAGAATGTCGTGCTACTCATTGCTTCAACCACGACTCGAGCGATTGTGACTTCATCGGCCTCACTCAACTGTTTCTTTTCTTTCGGAGTCCACTCATTGACCTTCCATAGACCTTCATCAAAATTAAAATGCGCGAGATGTTCTTCCGGTTCCTTAGAGTTACGTGCCTCGTAGAACATATTCACTTCAGGCTTCTCACCACTGAGCTTGACCCCGGAGTCGAACCACCCTGCGAACACGGACCCACCCCGTGCTGACATGAACGTCTTGTCATCCGCTCGTTCTTTGCCGGTGTGATGGGCTAGGATAACCGACACGTTGTTCATCTCCATGAGCATGTCGATGCGGTCCATGAGCCTACGGATGTCACTGTTGTTGTTTTCTTCCCCATCAAAAAAGTTAATGACGGGATCGATCATGACAATATCGGGCTCATGAAACGCCACCTCATCACTGAACGCCTGAATGTCTGCGTCTTTCATGAGGTTTTTGCGTAGCCTGCCACTGATGATCAGGTTGTCGTGTCCGATTCTCCGTAGCTCATCGTCTGCACCGAAGCGCTTGTAATATAATTCCACTCTGCGTTTGAGGAACTCAGCGATGATCTCCGCTTGAAACCATACGACCTTGAGCGGTCTGCTGAACGGAACCTCCATAAAATCTGTGCCCGTAGTTGCCCCCGCTGCGAATGCACCGAGCCAGTTGCTCTTCCCTATCTTGGGCTTACCAAGCAGTAGTACCCTGCTCTTCTCAAAGATGAACGCATCGCCCCAGTACTGCTCGATCTTGTTGTCGTCGAGTTCTGACCACTCGGTGTCACTGAACGGCTTGAGTCCCATGGGTCCAGACTGAGGCTTCTCTTCCTCTTCCTGTTCCTCTTCCTCAACCACCACCTCTTGGATTTCTTTGAGGTCTTCGCTTATCTCGGTGTTCCATGTCGAGGTGTTCCAGTGCAGGACACCGGAGTCCACATCCTCTGGGTGTCTCTTGATGTGGCCGCTAATAATAGAGGCTGTTGTTCTTGTCGTCTCGACCAGGTCCATGGGGGGCTGACACGTTTGGTTCCAGTCATGCGCTTTGATCATGACCTCACGCATTCCCCATCCTTCCTTCACCCACTTGCCTACTAACCTGGCGAGTGTGTCGTTACGACTGCCCTCGACTCTGGGATCTTCAGTGAGCTTCTCTCTAAGAGTCTCTACCTTCCCGTCGTTGTTGAAGTCGTATATCTTTTGGACATCTTCTTCGGTCAGGATCGGGAGCTCATCGAAGTTACTCATGACAAAGCTATCGTCATACTCGATGGCGTAGTTGAACGAGGGTACAAACATGATGTAACCGCCTTCTCCACGCACATCGATTTTGTTCTTGCCAACGCTGTTGCGTACCGTCCGATGAGGAGGGACGCTATAAAAGAAGTGGCAGCCACCACTTGGTGATCGCTGCGTCATCGGAGTACGACTGATTCCACCCGACTTAATCCACTCGGTTCCTTCCTCGGAATCTGAATCGACGACAACAAAACTAATGCCTGTGATGGCGGCCCAGTTAGCCTGCGGATATTGGGTGTG